GTATTCTTCTGTGTTAGCAACTGATACTGTTGTTTTACCACCAAAACCTACAGCAGCTGTTTGTGTTCCAGCTCCAGCTAAATTAAACCTAGCCGTACCTAAATTTCCGCCGCTCGCCCAAGCTCCAAAATTACCAAGAACAGTTTTAAATGTTCCGCTTGTTGTATTGTAATAGATTTGTCCTTCAGTATCCGTAGATGTAGGATCTGATGAATAATTCTGTACATATTTACCAAAAATTTCTTTGTATGTTGTCATGATACTTTTATAACCCTAGTTTGTAATCCTGATGTGTATTCTTCTGTGGCTGCTGTTATACCTGTTACTGCATTTCCACCAAAAGCTAAAGCTGCTGTTTGAGTTCCTGCTCCACCTAAAGAATTTCTAGCTGTTCCTAAATTTCCTCCTACTGTCCATGTTGATCCATTATATTCTTCTGTGTTAGCTCCTCCAAACGCTAGAGCTAAAGTTTGCGTTCCTGCTCCTGCAGGAATATATCTAGCTGTTCCAAGGTTTCCTCCCGCTGTCCAAGTAGTTCCATCGTATTCTTCTGTGTTTACAGCGCTAACTGTTGTAAAACCACCAATAGCTAAAGCAGAAGTTTGTAGACCACAACCTGCTATATATCTTCTTGCTGTAGCTAAACTTCCACCTGCTGTCCAAGAAGTTCCATTATATTCTTCTGTGGATGATTGATTTACTGGAGGATAAGTAGCTCCTCCAAAAGCTAATCCTACAGTTTGTGTTCCTGCTCCTGCTAAACTATATCTTGCTGTAGTTAAATTCCCTCCTGCTGTCCAACTTGCTCCGTCATATTCTTCAGTGTTTGCAACTTGTGTTGTTGTATATCCTCCAAAAGCTGCAGCAACAGTTTGAGTTCCACAACCTCCGAGATAACGTCTTGCTGTTCCCATATTACCCCCTGACGTCCAACTCGTTCCATCATATTCTTCTGTGGCTGTTGTGTTAACCCCTGCTGTAGTTCCACTAAAAGCCAAACCAGCAGTTTGCGTACCTGCTCCTCCTAAAGCTCTTCTAGCTGTAGCTAAATTTCCACCACTCGCCCACGTTCCGCCAGTCTGATAACCTTTTAATTGTGCTGTAGTGCTGTTATACCAAATTTGTCCTGTCTCTGGATTTGTAGGATCTGTTGATACTGACTGTATCGCTGTGCCTCGTATTTCTTTAAAGGTTGTCATTTCAAACCTCCCTTAATTATTCTGTAATAGCCAACCTTGTGTTGCATCAACGTATACAAGTGTAAATCCTGCTCTTTCTGTTGCCACCGTTAAGTCTGTCGCCGAACCTTGAATAGGATTACCATTTCTAGCTACAGTAAAATTATTAGTATCAAACGTTCCATTATAATCTACGAATGAAATGAAATCTCCAAGTGTTGGAGAAGATGGAAGTGTCGCTGTAATTACACCACCTGATGTATTTATAAAGTATCCTTCTTTTGCTGTTACAGTAAGACTTGATGTTACTACCGGTTGCCATGCAGCTCCACCTGATACAGTTGCAAAAGATAATACACCTGAACCATTTGTTGTTATAACTTGATTGGATGTTCCATCTGTGACAGGCAATGTAAATAAACTTATTGTTTTTAACTGTGAATTTACATCTGTAACATTAGTACCATCAGAATATAATAATTTTACACCTTTATCAGCTGCTGCCCATGTAGCACCTGATCCTGAAGTTGTTTTAAATGTAACTGCAAAAGAACCTGATGTTGAATTTTTAACAGTATAAACTTTTTCAATACTATCTGGAATAATAACATTAACTGAAGAAGTTAAAGTTCCTGTTAAATCTAAAACAGCATTTTTACCGTTTGATAATGCACCATTAGTAAAAGCTAAAGTAGCACCTGTTGTTGCATTTAATGAAACTGATTCATAACCAGCAATTGATTGCTGTAGAATATTTAAATTTGTATTTGTAATATCTCCCCATAATCCGGCGTTCTCGCCAGTGACCATGAGTTCTAGTTTAAGGTCTGTAGAATAACTTGATGCCATATTAATCCTATTTTATATTTATGCGGCTGTGTTAATTTCCGTCCAAGTTGCAGGAGTACCGGTATTAACAACTGTCCAAATTTGATTATTAATACTATTTAGTGATATAGTCAACGTATTTCCTGTCAAACTTACAGTAACATCAGTAAAACTTGTAACAGAATTTAAAGAAGATGTTAAATTTTGGCCTGTTAAATCAACTAAAGTTATAGCATCTGCATTTACTGAATTTAATACAGCTGTCATTTCTTGGCCTGTAACAACGCCAAATCCGTCTTGTGTTATTGCAACATTTACACTATTTAAATTTAAAGTTAATTGTTGACCAATGACTGCAACATCGGGTCCTGGATCTACATTTCCTAAAGTTGTAGTTAAAGTTGTTCCAGTAACATCTGCATTTGCATTAGCTAATGGAGTTACACTATTTAATGTTATAGTTAATTCTTGTCCGGTAACACTTACATTAGCATCACCTGTTAATGATACACCATTTAAATTTAAATTTAATTGAGTTCCTGAAAGAAAAGCATCAGGAGATGGATCTACTTCTCCTAAAATTGTTGTTAATTCTGTGCCTGTTAAAATTACACTAGAACTTAAAGTAATGGTTACACTATCTAAATTAAGAGTAAGTTGCTGACCTGTAACTTCAACTGGAATGTTTTCATTCCACGCGCCTTGTCCCCAGGTGCCCCTACCCCAACCGTCAACAATAGCCATGTTAAACTCCTATTATCCGGAGATTCTTAAAATAGCTGCTGATGATGTATCTGCTGGGAATTGAACTGTGAATGTTCCAGCCGTTGCAGTTTTATCTCCACCAAAATCTAATACGGCAACTACTGCATTTGAGTTTGATGTATTGTAAATCAAACATCCTGCTGCAGTTAAAGTAACTCCTGTAAAAGATATATCTGCAAAATCTATAAATGCAACTCCTGAAGAAACTAAAGGTGATATATTTGTTAAAACTCCACCACCTGTTGTATACTGACCAGTGTTTGCAACTTCATTTGTTGAAGTGTAAACAGTTGTTGCAGAAGTAAAAGATGCTGCAGAAGTGTATAGAGCAAGTTTAAAAACATTACCCGTAGTAGCTGTAAAATTATGACCACCTTCTAGTAGTTGTTGTTTAAAACTATTTGCAATTGCATTTCCTGTAAACGCCATATTTATCTCCTAATTATTATCCTTGTTTTTGAATCTGAGGTGAACCTTCTTGGAATTCATCTCGTCTTCTTCTTCCCATTTGTTCAATAGAGAATCCTTGTAACGCCGATTGATACTTTTGTTCATAGAACTGAATCATATCAGCAGGACCCTTTAAAAAACCATACGCCTCAACAAGGCATGCATATAATAAACCAGAGGGAAATTGCTGACTTAAATATGTTGTCGAATTACTAGCAGATAAACCAGCCGGCTTCAAGGTATAATTTAACTGCATTGTGTAATTAATATCTGGGGTAGGAGCTACAATTAATGTCTGTTCATCCCAATAACTAAAGTATTTAGGTAATCCTTGTGCTTGAGTATTATTATATTCATTAATAAATCCGGTATCTCTATACTCTACTTGATAATATTCTCCTCCACTTAATATCTGACATTCTCTTATAATTAAGGTTTGATCTGTTAAAAGAGGTGTACTTACATATTGTTGACCTGCAATAATAGAAGCTGTTGCATAGGCTCTATTATTATCAGAATCTACATCTCTTTGAATTCTCCATTCAGCATCTAATATAAATCCATTAACAATAGTAGATGTAAATACATTTGCATCCACTTCCGTATAATCTCTAATTTTTTGAACGAGTTCTGTGTATGTCATATTAAGCTTTTAATGTTACTGGGCCTGCAGAACATTGTGCCCCGCCGCCAGATACATTTCCTGTTGTTGCTGTATCTGTACTCTGGAAAAAGAAATAATTCAATGGATCTCCAACAATACCAAATGAATCAATTTTTCCAACTGTAATCGTAAAACCATTTGCATTTGAAATATCTGTAACACCATCAAATGAAGGTACTAATTCAAATGAAGTCTCGCGCGCGGGCGTGCCCGGGATCACTACTTCTGGTGGTCCTCTAAATCTAACAACATTACCAGTAGATCTTCCATGGTCTTCTGAATAAACATTAATATAAGTATTACCTGCATATTTAATTGTAATAAAAGGATCTGGAGTTAATTCAATAATAACAGGTGGTTCTATTCTATCAGGATGTGCATATTGTAATCCTTCAGGATCTGAATTATGTGGTTTAGGTTCAAGTTGTGGGTGTTTCTTTTCATATTCAGAAATATGTACCCATGATCCATTCCATTCTTGAACCATTTCTTGATATGGAAATCTTTGACCAGAACGGTCTGAGATCATATATGCATATTTTCCGTTTGATAGATTTCCCATTATGCGCTCGGATAGTAAGTTTTAGGTGTAATGAATGAACTTGAAGAAGAGCCATCACTGTCTAGTGCTCTTAATAATTCATCCTCATATAATAATTTCATTTCTTGTCCACGTTGTGGTGCAAATTTAACTGCTAAATAATAAGAAAGTCCTGCGCACATACACGGAACAAATCTATATGGAACGTTTGTAATATTTGTATAAGCTCCAACATCTTGAATTCTTTTTGCATAGTAATAATGCATTACGTTATTCACCTGATCTGATCCTGGTGTTAAATATAAAGTAATTGTAATTTTATCTATAAATCTTTGTACCCAATACTGAGTTGGTTGACCTTGTGAATATTTAGAAGATAAAGAATTGTAAACTGATCTACTTATTTTTGTAAGTGGAAAATCTGCAACGGGTACTTGTTGTGTATTTCTATATGATGCTTCATAAATATCATCTGGCCCATATGTAAGGGAATTATAATTATAAACAGCAGTATTATCTGCATGAGTTGCAGCTGTAGTACTATTTGCACCTCTGACACAGCCTGTTATTTGATTAGAATCTGTATTAGTTCCAGTATAT